CAAACAGGACCTTAGGACGATCTGCTTCGTCAAGTGTGCGATACTCTTTAACAAAGTCACTGATAACCTTGGCTACATCGTCAATCATAGCCATGTTCAGTTTTAGCAATTTGTCCTCTGAAGTGTCTACTCCTAACGCACGTAACCAAGCCTCATCAAGCGCATTTTCAGTATCAATTAAGATTACATAAATGCCTTGCTCTTGTGCGTGACGTACAATGTTACCTGAACAGATAAATGATTTACCTGCACCAGATTCACCTGCAAACACAGTTACTTTACCAAGTGGAATGCCTTTATTAAAGTCACCGCTTAATAGATAGTTTAATGTGTAATTGCCTGTTGAGATCCAATCAGTTGGATCATTAAAGCCAATGCCCATTCCTGGAATAGCTTTTGTAATACTTTTTCTAAATTTACTAATGTCATATGGTTTTGCCATGATTACTCCTTGATATTAATTGTTGCTGGATTTTTATCTCTTAAATTTCTATAGATAATTTTTCTGTAATTAAACAAGTTATTCTCTATATCTATTAAGTTAGCAATCGGTAATTGATTCCCAACCGGTTTTATTTTATGCTTAGTACACCAATCTAAAAATTCTGCACTAAATGGTATAGACTGCGGTCTTGATAAATTGATATTAAAACTAAATTCCAATGTTTGATAATTATAATGATCATCACACTCTAATTCAGAATCAAAGTATTCCCATTTATTATAACATTGTCTACCAAGATATGTATACCCAAAATTAAAATTAGTTACATCATTATTAGTGGTCATTGTATCCTTATAAGGATTATCAAACATATCCCACTTGCCCGGTGCATCAAGCTCTAAATATTGATTATTAAACCGACTTTCTAAATGGTGTATAGTTATATTAATAGCTTCGTAGTCTAACAAAAAACCTAGTTTATCTAATGCTTCGGCTATGCGTATGTTTCGTATTTCATCTGGATATTGTTCATGTAGGTAGTTACCAAACGTAGCTGTTTTATCATTGGATCTTAAATTATCGATATTAATCACATAACTTTGAGATTTAACCCATTCAGCGTGTATTCTATTTAAGTATGATTGATCTAAATAATTTTCAAAATTGTTGCAGGTATCAAACGTTGTATCCATCAAGTTGCTTAATATTGGATTTATCTTGTTTAATAGAGTATCTAGTTTTGCAACTAACTCTTCTATAGTACCGGCATCAGATTGAGTAAAATGAAATTCATTTTCACCTTTATTGTTTGCAGTGTCTACAAAATACCTAAACAAATCGTGGTTGCACACTACCTCAAATGGTAGTGTGTCACCAGATCTCTGAAAGTTTAAAGAAAAATTCATACGTATTAGGGCAGAATTGCCCCAATCCATTTTATACTGATTTTTGACGGTTGCGAATCATCGCTAGGATGTCTTCAGCACGTTGACTACCAGCCGCCGGAGTTGCGATCGGTGCTGTTGGAGCACTAACTGCCACTTCATCTGCTTCAAATGGTACATCAACTGAATCAACATGCTCTGATTCAACTACACTTGCTGCTGGAGTTGCTTGAGCTTGTGTAACTGCTGGAGCCGCTGTTGCAGCACCTGCTGGAGCACTAACGCCACGTGGACGGTAGTAAGCACCCCATTTGTCTGTATCATATGGTTGACCGTCAACACTTGCTTCAAACATTTCTTTGATGATTGTAAGCTCTTGTGCGCTTGGGCGTTTTGGTAAGAAGTCGCTTAGATTAAACAAGCCATTCTTTTCAATTGCTTCTGCTTCGTCTACAGTCAATGCACTTTCTTTACGTGACCATTTTGAAGTTGAATAATCTGAATAACCACCTTTACTTGTTTTAGTAACAGTAAAGTCCAAACCACCTTGGTAGTCTGTTGGTAAGTTTTCTAACTCTGGATCCATCAATGCTGATTTCACTAGGTTAAAGATCTGTGGGCTAATGATAAAGCGACGAATTGGATTCGCTGGTGTTTGGTCATCTGCAATTGGGTTTTCACGTACAAAACCTTGGAATAAGTATGATTTCTTTTTCCAGTACTTACGACCCATTTCTTCTAGACTTGGATCTTTGAACCATGTACGTACTTCTGCAAGAATTGGACATGCATCTCCCCACATTTCAACGCAAGGTACTTGTACTGTAACTGGTTTACTATCTGTTTGACCCTTAACACCTGCAAAGGTTAAGTTGATCATGTTGCGTTCTACCCAGAAAAATGTATTCTTTGGATCTGCGTCTGGAAGGAATCTTACACGAGCTGATGTGCCCTCTGCAATATTCCAATGTGCGTAAATGGCGTTATCGCCACCACCTTGTGAATTACCACCTGTACCACGGTTTTCTGATGCTTGTAACTTTGCGCGAATTTCTGCTAATGATGTTGCCATAATGTTTTTCCTTTAATTTAAGTTGGTCTTTAATATGCCTAAACGTATAGTGCATTTATATACTATACGTTAATACTATTTATCTCTCAAGAGAGATTACGGAGTAATTTCACCAAAGGTGATTATCCGATCTACCAATTTTTGGTAACCGTGTATGTTTGGGTGTACTTCTTTCCAATTGCTATATATTAGTTCGAGTTTGTCTGCGGCTTGTATCGACATAGGTTTAAATTCATTGCTAAATTTATCCATAAATCTAGGAGTATCAGCAAGTTGACTGTACCATTCTGGATCACTCAAATATACATCTTCTTCTAGTTCTGGTATTAACAGTTTAGTAGCACTAGGTATTACTGCTACTAGATTACTGTAACTATCAATACTAGGATGCAATTGACTCCAACAACCTAACATTAAGACTTTTTTATTGTGTTTTTGTGCTATTTCGTTTAATTTTGAGTAGAATTTGGCAAAATAATCGTCGATAATATCACCGATACTGTTGTACTCACATAGTAGATCAACAAACGGTTTTTCTAAGGCTTTCCATGTTAATCTAGTATCGGTATCGTCCTTGGGCACATATAAGTAGCGTTCGCGAAATATATCTGTTTGTAGAAATACTATATAATCTATGGTTGTCCAAGGAATGTCAACACGTTCATGATCGTGACTATGCCCATATAAGCAACGTCCAGTATTACCCCAGAGATTTTCCATACGATCAAGCATTAGCCAATTACTGCCGCCTGCTTTACTGATATTAATTACTGTATGGCCCTGTGCTTCTAATATTGATTGTATGCCCTGACCTGTTGGCCCGTAAGAGTCGCCTACTCCCTCAAAGACCCCTATACCCCAACTGTCTCCTGCTAATAATATTGTACTCATCTATGCAACCTTGTGTATAATTGACGATTGTATTCTAGCGTAGGTAACATTTCTTGATACATTTGATTAATTTCACTATAAGATAATTTGGCTATTTTATCAATTTCTTGTTTAACTGCAACTAAACGTAGGTAATTATTATCTATTAGATCGTAACTTTCATCAATCCATGGACTAAATGTCTTAAATCCTAGTGTATGTAAATGTTCTAAACTGCGTGGCCCGCTCATTGTAATAAATGGCTTGCCTATGTATAGGTTCTTAACTGTTTTTTCTGTCAACCAAGTATTGCTCACACAGTCTGTTTCTACTACAATTTCCATAAAATAGTCATCATAAGGTTTGCGACTGCTACCTACAATCATCTCATGATCATATGCTCGCATAGGAAACATTTGATCATATATGATAGGAGTATTGTCATTAGCCCAAGCAATGTCTTCTGCAAAATACTTTTCAAATTTACGATCAACTAACATACCTTGTTCTTGATATGATATGTAACTGTCATCTTTGTATTGAGTATATAAATGTCGAGTTATATGTAATCTATAAAATGTACCACGATTAAACCATACTGCAAATTTCTTACTAAAGTTTCCTTGTGGCAGTTGTATTTGATTAAGTACAGGCCATAGTGTATTAATCCACATGTGTACACTGTCTTGTTTGATCAACTGTACTTCAGGTAGTTCTTCTTCTAAATCATCTCTACAAAACATAACACATTTATCAGGAGTCAGGTTAAATGTCTTAACTATATTCTTAACTAATTCTACACCACCCGATAATGTTGTATTGGCTCCATCTTCAAACATAAAAATAAAACGTTTACCTGCTCCTATTTTATGTGCTTGATAAATCATTTGATCTACACCCATTAGACTGTAGTTACGTTCAAATATAGTAGAGGGATTTACTATAACAACATCTTCTATTTCTAAGATTGGAACAAGACGATCGTCCCAGGGGTAATTTAAATATGTTGTCCAAAAAAAGTGTTCTAACGGAGTCATACGTGTACTTATCGGCCAACAAAAAAGGCAGATTTTTTCTGCCTTTTCTTAATTGATATATTATTGTTATTTTACTCGAGACCTGCTAATTTACGCATTTCACTAATGCCCAATGCTTTGTCATCATCTGGTTGACCTTTAACCCAGGCTTTAGCACCTTTAGGAATACTCTTAAGTTTGTTTAATAAGCTAGGCTCTTTAGGCATTTGACGTGCGCCAGCTCGAGCCATTTTCTCACCACGATTAACGTAGTCATCGCCTACTGCTTCTTCCATGCTGTAGTCATCGTTATATTGGTCTTCTGCGATTTCTGGAAACTCTAACCCAGCGTGTCTGTAAATACTTCTAATTGCGCCGCTGGTATCACTACTGCCCCATTCGTGTGCGCCTTCATGGAATTCTGCTTGTTGTTGTATTGCATCCATCATACCGTCTGGACCAAGTTTGCGTAGTAAATCACTAAATTGACCGTCGTGTAATCCGTGCATGATGCGACGGTGTATTGTATCATATAACTGATCAGCTGTCATTCCACTTTCGTCATCATTTTCGTATTGGTTATATTGGTCGTTAACTGAACCATCTATGCCATCATTACTACTACCATATGTACTGCTAAATTCACCATCTTCTGCATTTTCTTCTGCAGCATCATCTGCCATGTCTTCAGATACCTCAGGAGTACCTACGTCGCCAATTTCATTTACAAGTTCTTGATATACTGCTGGTACGTTGTCATGTAACCAACTGATAATAATTTTGCGTGCATCTGCTTCTGGATCTTGCTGACCAGCATGTACTAATTTGTCTGCCAACTCATCATTGTTGATAATGTTTTCAATTGCTGTAGTTGCGTTTATTCCGTCTACTCCTAATTGAATCGGTTCAGCAAACAAGTCAGCTAGATCATCAATATTAATAGGTTCAATACCCCATTGTTTAACACCTTCTTCGTCTTCATCCCACCCTTCAGCTACATTGTTAGCCCAAGATTCAAATTGTTGTGCAAATTTATTTTGTTTTTTCATTTCATATGCCTTTTGCACTAATGGTAGTGCGTCTTCTAATTTATCGTTAAATGAACGTTTTTCGAAACGTTTGCGCATTTCATCAGCATCAAAGTCGCATTCTGGGATAAATGATGTCGATGTTGCTACGAATTCTTCTTTGCATTGAGCATAACCTTTACGACCGCCCATTTTCTTTAGAGTATTGTTTAATAAGCCATGATATTCAAATGCCGATTCTACCATATCTTGCGTTTCTTGATCTTCAAACGTGCGACGGATCATGTTGCTTTTAAATGGACGTAATTTACTGCACTCGCAGGCAATTTCTGTAATATGTTGACCAAAGTCATCCATTATATTGCCACCTTCGCTAACATGACGTGCCATAGCACGTGCATATTTTAAGTTATTGTATGGTAATTTAAAACGTTCACCTTCTGAGGTTTCTAAAAAGATACTATTAATTTTACGAGTACGTGCACCACGTTGTTCTGGGTTAACTGCTTCTCTGTGACGAATAATAAGTTTTACTGGGCCTTTATCTTCATAACTGCTTTTATTTGTGCCATACATACGACCTTCTGCCACAACTTCATCTTTATTGTATGTGCTGTCTGCTTTACTTTGTTGTTGAATGTCACGATGTTTTAATGTGTTGCGAGTAATATCTCGTGGATCAAAACTTAATAAATTACGTTTAGAAAATTCTCGTAATTCACGTAAAAAACTATACCATTGTTGTTTGTCGTGTTCATCAAGTCCATGACTAATATTTTTACTAAAATATACCTTAAGTGCTATTTCATCAATAAGACTAAGTGTGATATTGCCAAAGTTTTTGCCATCCACAACATAATCAAAATTAAAGAAACGTGCTTTTTCAGGGTCAGTTGTAGATTTAGCGTTTTCGTCACCAAGACTTACGTCTTCGAATCGATCACGCACTTTTTCAAACAGGTTTTCTGCAATTTTATCTATTTCTCTCATAGTATTATTTATCTTAACTCATAAAGAACGGCATTGGCTCAATAATATCTGCTAGATTATCTTTCATAGTATAATCAATTTGACTATCAAAACTCTGCAATAACATAGCCATACGTATTACTAATATAAGTGCCATTACTAGGTCGTCTGTTTCGCCTGGTTTAGCAGCATAAGTAGGCCCATTGGCCACAAATGTTTTAAGTTCTGATATAAGTGGTTTACTTACAATCGTCATACGTTTGGTTTCAATCAAATTCTTTAATTTAGCACATGCTGATATTTTTGATGAGTTTGTTGTATTAAACCCTTTACGATATCTACGTCCCGACCCTGCACGTTTGGGTTCACTTAAGAATATACCTTTAATATTTTCTTCGCCGATTTCATTAATACTGATCAATGCCGCTTCGCCTAGAGTATTATTTTCTACGCTATAGTAGATATTGTTTTGATTTACTGTTTCATTTAAATAACGAATAATTTCAGTTAAAATACCTACCTGTTGTTGTACTGGTGTGCGATTATGTTGCCATTCACCTATTTGTTTAAAAGCAGGCAATTCAAATATCTGTATAGCTGCAGGATCGCCGCCTGTGCCCAGACTAGGATCCATTGCCACTACGTAGGTATATTGTGGTTCTGGTTTCTTATACCAACGCACTTGTCCTTGTCTTTCTATAGGGTCTAAGCCTGACATTTCAACTAAGTGACCTGGATTAATTAATGTTTCATCCCAGATAATAAATTCACAATCCATTTCTCTGCGGAAACGCTCTTCGCCTAGTTGTGCTCGTTGCTCTGCGGCCCATTTGTCATCACGATCAGGATGATCGCGCCAGTAACTACGGAAGGCTTTAAATCCGTTAACACCAATTTCAGTTGGGTTGCCAAACTCGTCAAAGCACTTGTTAGCACCTTTCCATAGGGTAGCAAATTGGTCTTCGTCGCTGTTAGGCGTTGAAGTAATAATACATTTACCACCAGTTGCTAATGTGGGACTAATTGAAGTCCAGAATTCTCGTCCTATGGTAGGGCGAACGAATGCAAACTCATCACAGTATAGTAGTGATATAGACATACCGCGACCTGTGTTTTCAGTAGTTGTAGCTGAAACAATACGACTTCCATTATCAAAATCTATACTACCTTTATTATAACTTGTAGCACCAGCACGTATATAATCAGGCACACTTTCATAAGCATAGCGTATACGTTGCATAATTTCCTGTGAACCTGTGTATTTGTGTGCAGCGATTAAGATAGTACTATCTGGTACAAACATTGCATACCACAACAAGTAACCTGCGGCACTGGTCGATTTACCAGTTTGTCTAGGCATTAGTGATATACTGTATCGATAGTTATGATAACTGTGTATTAGCCCTTTTTGATATTCAAAAGGTATATATAACATGCGTCCACGAGTAGGATGCTGTATGTAAAAATAGTTACTCATAAAGTATTCAGGACCCGTAACAGGATCTGCACACTTTGCGAATTCTATTAGTTGTTCTTGAGTGTAACTCTCAGTAGTATGAGGTTTCTTTACTAAAACGTTTTCTGTTGCTCTGGGTTGTGCCATATAATTACTTATCCTGGCGAATTTATCGATTTATTAAAACGGTGATTCACCTGTTAGATATGGTTTTGAAAACCACAAACGAAACCATTCGGGACTACCTGGTTGTACATTGTTAGCGTTTTGATAGTTAATTTTTTCATTAGCAGTGATACTAGGATTACTACCATCTGTTTTAACTGTGCCTTCACCTTTATATTCCTGTAGGCGACCAATGTTATTATTACTTAGACCTGCTAAGCGACGCATATCGTGAATAGGATCATTGGCATCTAAAACTGCTTCTGGGATAAGATCTTCTGTTTTATAAAAATCCCCAGAAGTTAGTTTAATATAATCAGACATGATTAATCTCTATGACGACCTGAGTTATGAGGAACTGTACTATGTTTATGCACATCATCTGCTTCTCTGCTTCTACTATCGCTCATTTTATTAATAGGACCTGCATCTGTCATATCTGCGGCATCTTTAATCATGTCATATTCTTCGTCGGTGTAGGTAAGCAATAATGGATCGCCAGCAAATGGACCTGCTACAGGCAGTTGTCCACCTTTCTTACCATCAGCTACAGCAAGCCCTAATCCAAATCTGTATTGTTGATATGGATTACCGTTAGACTTATTGCTACTAATGCCAGGCATACTAATAGCACCTTTAATAGATGATACTTGGTCACTTTTTAATCCTTTCGGATCAGCGGCTACATCTTCTACAATAATTTCATTAATTTTCATTACTTAATTAAACCTTTTAACATACCACTATATTTTTTCCATAATGTATCTTCAACAGTTTCTTTAACTGCCATTGGATTATCACCTGGATACTCCTTACGGTATTGTTTCTTACCGCGGTTTAAATCAGAACCACTTGGAATTGCAGCATCAACACCAGCCGTTTGTTCGCGTGGAGTATTTAAGTACTCAATATCACGTTCTTCATCAACTGGCTCAACTTCTTGTCCCGGTACTGTTACAGGTAGTTCGTCAATTGCCGTTTCAATATCGTCTTGTGGGATTTCTACATATTCTGATCCTGCTGGTTCTGGATCAACATTTACAGTATTAATTGGATCTAACCCTGCTAATTTACGTAATAGATTAGCAACATCATCACCATCTGCTGTTAGTGTAATATCTTCTTTAATAGCATAACGTTTTCCACCAACAGTGAATTCTTTAGCACCAGCGGCTTTGGCTTTAGCTAATGCACCTGAGAATTCATTGCCTTCCATTTCCATTTCTTCATCCATGGTGCGATTACATTCGCATGGATCTGCATTACATACTGGGCAACCAGCATGTGTTAATGGGCTATCTGTATCACCAGGTAATTGCGGATTCATTTCCGTTTTTAAACCTGCAAGTTTAGCGATTTCGTCTAATTCATGCATTGCAGATGGCATTGGTTGCTGAGCATCCATCATCTCTTGCTCATCTAACTCTGCTTTGTAATGATCCCATGCAGCTTTATCAGTATAGATTGGATGATTACGAATAGCTTCTTTACCTTCTTTAAGTTTAGCAGGTTTAACTTTGTTTAAGTGCGGAGTAGAATTTTTAACAGTGTCTTTGAATTCAACGCCCTCTTCTACTTGGCCTTTGTTATGTGCTTTCCATGCCGTAGCGTAGGCAATACCTTTTTCTTTCTTAGTTAGTTTGCCGTCTTTAGCATAACCTTGTTTAATATGTTTAACCATACGTTCAGCTTTATCACCTGGTGGTGCTACTTCATATACATCTACCACAGGTTTAGTTGAAGTAGACGCTGCATCTTTACCTACACGAGTTCCTTTACCTTTTTTAGTAACCTCACCGCGGCCGCCAATGTGACGACTTGCTGTTGAAATAGGGTTTTTAGCACTACCTGGAGGTAATTGTGTTGCACGACCTCCTTTGGCTTTAAAATCACCTATAGCTTGGTCATATTCTTCTTGGCTATATTCATTTAATTCATCTTCTGGTTCGTCTTGGAATTTAGCATGATGTGTACGAACATTACTTGTTTTAGCACCACCATCAAACCAATCATCTTTTTCGCGATGTTTGTCTGCTAGATTTTGAATTCTTCTACGAGTTTCTGCTTTTTCAGCTTTGCTCTTTGCTGGTTTAACTGCCGCATCTGAATCAGGTTCTGCAAATTGATAATCATCAATATCAGTTAATTCATCGTAGCCTTCTTCAACTTGTTTTTTATCTTTAACAGCTTTCTTAAATGGCTCTTTCTTGTTGCCATCACCATCAACATCTAAGAAATCTGGTTTAGCTTTGCTTTCTTTGAATTCAGCATACTTGCTTTCTAAATTCTTAACAGCTTCACTAATACTACCGCGTGGTTCAACGCTTTCGTATACAGGTTCTTTTTTAGCGGCAGGAGCATCTGTTGTAGGTGTAATACCTGCAACATCTCTTAGCTTGCCAATTAATTCATACATATTATTACCAAGTTTGCTCATTTTAGTTTCCTTTAACCGCTGATGGGATTTTATTTTTGCTTGTACCTAATGGGCTTTTATCAGCACTAGGTATATCATTTGTTGTCTTGCCGTATGATGGATCTTTTTCACCGCCAATAGTGGTGTCATGTCCAGCACTTTCAATCTTAACTTGATTTAGTTCTTTTAGTAAACTACCAGCTTCAGCATATACTTTGCCTGCTTTCTTACCAGCTGGATTGTCTTCTAAAGGTTTATCTAATACTGCTTCACCTTTTTTGTATTCGCGCACATCGTTACCTTCTAAATCCCAACGACGTTGCTCCTCTGGATGATTTGCCGGTACAACTACTACACAAGCAACTGGAAACCCTGCACGATTGGCTATAATAGCACGTAATTGTGCATCATTAACCGGATATGTAAGAGTTACATCCATTAAATAGATTTGGCAGTTTTCTAAACTTGGAAAATCAATATCATTTGCTTTGATCGGTAAACGTTTAGGAGTACTTAAACTTTCTAAACCATATGCTTCTAATGCATTTTTTAACTGAGCCATACGTTCTGCTGGGTCAATATCTGCAATTTTAATACGGAAGTCATATGTCTTTTGAGCTTCTACTAAATGTTCTAAAAAATTCTTCATACGAATAGATCCTATATGTGTTATTTATGCTAAATGTACAGATTACTTGTCTGCTTTACCAAGTAACTGCCTTAATAATTCGTTTCGGTCTAAGACCATGCCATTGCCGTCAGCAGCATCTGCTAACTTTTCACCATCAGTTTTAATAGCATCCTTAGCGGCTTGCTGATCTAGACGCATTTTCTTAAGTTGCAAATCAACCATACGCAACTTTTTATCTAGTTTAGCTTGTTTAGCTGTAATTGCATGCCCTAACAGGGTACCTGCGGTAGCTAAAATATGTCCACTAAAGCGTGCTTCTACATTCATACCTAGATCAATTAGGTCCTGGAATTTGTCTTTGGCTAGATCAGCAAGCTCATCTAATTCTTTGTCACTGGTATCTAAATCTGAAACAAATGGTAGAGCAGCGTCAATCTTATCAATTGCACTGTCAACTTCTTCGATAATAGCACGATTTTCTTCAATGGCAGCTTCAGTTTCTTCGACTGTAGCTTCGGGAAGATTAAATAGTTCTTCAAGTTTTTTGGTCATAGTAAACTATTTACCGCTTGTAGTTTTTGAAGATATCAAACTCGGTGACTACTCTAAAACGTATATTATTGGCTCGAGCCCAATTATCGGCAGCGGCCCACTTAGCCATATTCATAGCTACCATAAGTTTATCACGATAACTGCGTGCCGATTCCATAGTAGTTTCTGTACTTGGTTTAATTTCTATTAATTCTGTATGTTGTCTTTGATTAGCATCTATATAAACTATAAGAAAATCCGGTACATAGATAGTTTGTTTACCTTTTACTGGATTAAAATATGGAATACTAACGCTTTCGCTGGCCCAATTAAGTACTGCCGGGTTATTATCACAAAAACTCATAAAGGTAAATTCCCAACTACTACGATATGTTGGCACTTTTTTACCTACATATTTTTCTGGGTTTTTGATTGTATATTTGCCGTTGGCGTATTTACTCATTATGCTAAAATTGCTCGTGTAATGTATGGACTGGTTTGTGGACTATTGCTTAATCCTAATAGGCTTGTGCCAACGCGATTACTGTTTAATAACATAGTTAAATAAGCAGTTAATTCTCCGGATTTCATTTTGCGAAATTGATCTACTAAAACCATTGGATCAATACCTCGACTTAGAGCAATATATAATACACTTGCAGCTAATGTTGTGCCGCTTTGTACATCACCAGTGAGTGTTTGAAAGTAACCGATTACAGCATCATTTACATTTTCACTTGCTGATTGCCCATTAACAAAAAAATTATCAAAATAATTAGTTGTACTATTATTGTTGGTAACTGGTGGTAGATTTCCGTAGATCATAATTAGCCTTAAAATAAGTTAAGTAATGTGCTGGCGATTCCCTGATTAGTACTAGGCACTTGTGCGTTCTGCGTGTTCATATTGTTAATGCCGCCTCTGCTTGGTGTAAAACTCGGACTAGGGTTTACCGCAGTAGCTAATCCATTTTGTACACTAGATGCAGTTGGAACAAATATAGTACTTTGTGTATTCTGCCCACGAAGTATATTTTGTGCAGTAGCAGTAAGTTCGGCTGTAGCAATGGTTGATAAATTTTGGTTACTAAAATTATTAGATATATTAAGGGTTGAAATCGCCGCTGCCCCAAAATTATTGTTAGTAATATCAGATATTACATCATTTGTGCCTTGTATTAGGCCACCCTGGCCAAATATACTGGTAGTGCCTCCACCTAAACTGGTTAATGGACTTGGTGTATTATCATAATGTAACAGATCAAACCCAGTGACTGTACTAGAGCTAACTGATCCAGATTGATATTGAACAGCCTCATATACAAACGTCATTGAGTGTTCTAAAGGTAAATATTCACCTTGTGTATGTTGGCCGTGTGCAAAAGACGTAATAGTCGGACGGAACATTGTATATGAACTAAAACGTTTTTGGTGCATACTATAGATAGTTATAGTATTGATATAATTCTGTGCATTAGATCCATTTGGTGTAAATCCCCAATTTTGTTCTGAGCGAGGAACGTATTTGTAATCTTGGTTATACAAAGTTGCAGAATGATCACTGTCTCTAAAATAATAATAATAATAATTTTGCCAGAAATTTCGAACAACATCTGCGCTATCATCATGGAATGTTATTGTTATTGGATCATAATTAACTTTTTCTTGTACAACATTTTTTCTATTGTAAGAATTAAGAACTTTATTCTGAATAGTAAATTTTGGCAGTGTTGCTGTCTTTGCTAACAATCCTAATTCAATAGGACTGTTAGGATTTTGTGGGTCTCTAGTAGCAAATGTATTTAACTGGATACTGATATGAAATAAATTCTGTAACTTTGGGCTAAGTCTATAATTACTATCAACAAAGGTACGGGCAGCATGTTGATAGTCCCTTAATTCAGGTTCAGCTGTCAGTCCTTGAAATATAGAATTTAATATATTAGCCATCTAATCAATCCATTTTATATTATTTATCGAAAAAAAAAGCCCAGAATTAACTGGGCTTTTTGTGAGTTTTCGTCTGAATTAACCAGTAATTACTGAACCCAATGTTCTTGTTACAGTACTACCAATGCCACTACCAACTGGTGTTTGTACAGCATTATCATAACGCATAGTTAATGTAATTGTCATTGGCTCATTAGTAGCATAGTTAGCATCGCCATAATCAGCTGTTGACAAGTAGCATCCATCCAATTCCCAAGTTTCAAGAACGTTCGGTGTGCTTGAACCGTTACCACCATCAAGAGTTTCAAATATAGTAACAAACTTGTAATCAATACCAGAACTTGCTGATGCTTGTTCCATAAAGTCAAATTGTTTCTGCATTTGTTCACCAACAAGTTTAGAAACATTCCCACCTGCATCATCACGTAATTGACATGTAACAGCTTCCCACGTAGGTTTACCTGCTAGGTATACTTTACTATTGTATACAGGGATCATAATTTCTTCAAAACTTAATTGTGGACGTTTGAAATCCATAACCTGTTTAGTAAGTTCTGTTGTCGGTTGTGTAACACCAAAGTTTAGAAAAGTCACGCGGAAGCGGAACTTTAATTTTGGCATTAACAAACCTTGAGTACTTGCGCTTTGGTTTGTTGAAAGCGGTACTGTGAAGTTAGTTAGTGTTGCGGTTGGCATATCTATATCCTTTTATGTATTTACCTTTTTTATTGCTAGATAATGGGAGGAGTTATCCTCCCATTAACTGCGTATATTATGCTATTGTTAAAGCTGCACCTGTGTTAAGCAAACGCACTGGAATGTAAATAAACTCAATTGCTTTAACTGGTTGTATTGCAATATCAACATGCAATTCATTAGCATCTATTGTTGTTGGTGTGTTGTTTGTTGTATCACACACTACTAAGAAATCATAGATACCACGTTTAGCAACAACATCATTTAATACTGCATTAAATGCCGCTTGCACCTGGTTACGAGTAATCGTATCGTTCGGTTCAAAAATGTATGGAGCAGCAACTTGAGCTAGAACTGTACGTAAGTAACATACTAGACGAGCTACGTTAATACGATCCATTGCTGAAGCTGTTGATGCACGTGTTTTTTGACCATATGCCACTAAACCAACACCAGGAAGTACTGTAATTGGGTTAACTTCGTTAGCATATAATACATCACGTAGACCGTTAGTTACCCCAATACTTACAAAGTTATTATTATTTGTAATATCAACATAACCAATTGAACTTACGTTATCAATTAGTCCACGACGTACACCAGCTGGTGCAAACCATGGATAAGCAACATTGTCACTGCGGATAATTGCACGTAACATCATATGACTTGCAGGAACAACTACACTGCTACCATCCAAGTTAGTAGCCAACCCACTTGGATAATAAACAGCTAGATAATCGCTATATGTTACTAGGCCATTAGTACCGTTATCTACAGCAAGAGCAGCGTTAGTAGCCCAATTTGTTAATGCTGTAGAATCACTGCTTAATGTTAATGGGCTATCGCCAATAATAAATGCAGTATCTAAACGATCATCATTTAAAGTAACCATGTCTTGGATAAGTTCTGGGTATCCTGGAGCACAGATTAAGTTAAATGCTGTTTGTTCTTCACGTAGTTTTGTGCTTGAAGCAATAGCTGATTTCATTGCTTGAACAATAGAATTACGTTGTGCTTTATGACCAAAGTACGGAATACCTGTTGTTGGATCATCACCACTGTGTGTAACCCATGCACCTAATTCTGCTGGTGGATTAGTTGCAGTTGCAAACCATTGACTTTCAAAGCGTTTAATATTGTAACCGCTACGACGTGTATTGAATAATAATGTACCGCGAGCATATAATTGATGTGAAGGGCAATCAGGGTCAGTATAACTGCTGGTTAATAAACTCACAGTTGTTGGTAAAGTAGCTGTAATTGGGTTAGTATTGCCGTTAGTAGCCCAACGAGCATCTGCAAATACAATACCGTTTGAACTGATATCATCAGTGTTATTAATCAATGTCCATGATGATGTTGTTGCATTATAACGACTAATAACTGGATAATTTTCTAAATTGCTGGTATTTAACCATAAATCGCCACTTACTAATGCTGCACCACTAACTTGTGTAGTTGGGTGTGTTGCACTTAAAATAACACCAGTTGCATCTGTATTTTGTAAATTGTATCCACGCGAGTCACTTGCTACGGTTTGATAACCAGCCCAACCACTACCAGTATTAATCATAATATCAACATCAAGTGGATTGCTATAGTACCATAATGTACCATCAGCTGGATTGCTTGACGGCGCACTTGTTGAATATGTATAAGTTAATGGTGTAAATGGACTTGCTAGATATACACTACCTGATACAATAGTTTGTACATTTGAATCACTTAATAAACCTGCTGTAGTTAAAGGTGTACCTGTTAATACAGTAAATTGGATAGTACCACCAGCACCATGCACAATACTAATAATACCTGTTGTTGGATCAACTGATGCTGAAATATTAGGTAAATTAGCCGCTAACACTGCTGAAACAAATGTTGATGATGGGTTAGCATTTCCTGATCCACCAATTGTAATAGTTGCTTGAGATGGGCTTGCTGTACCTGGTACAGAAACACTCATTCCAAATGAATCACCTGTACGGAATGCAAATGGTGAACCACCTGGAGCTGTACCAGAAACAACTAATACTCCGTTTACATTTTTAATAAATGGTTTGAATGTGCCACCTACTGGGAATTGTGTATCAACTGTATTTAATGTGTCATATTGTACATAGGTTGTACCTACTGCAAGACCTGCACCACCGCCTGCTGGATCTAAACCATAAATTGCAT